GAAGAGTTCGTTCGCGGTGACTACTACTGCAACGCATGGCAAAGTGAAGCTGACGAAATCAGCGCTGAAAGGAATCTGATGGAGAACGTCGAGTTCAGGACATTCGATGCCAGCATCTGTGAGCTTCGCTCAGCAGAAGACGGCGATGGGATGACGTTCGGTGGCTATGCGTGGCGCTACAGCCAGCCGAGTCTCCCTCTTCCGTTCACTGAGCGGATCGCTCCGGGAGCCTTCACTCGCACCCTGAAATCCAAGAACGACATTCGGGCGTATGTAAATCACGACGATACGCTGCTGCTCGGATCCACTCGCGCTAAGACTCTCACGATCGAGGATCGGGAGGATGGCGGCTGGGTGGAGATCCGGCTCCCAAATACGACCGCCGGAAACGATGTCCGTGAATTGGTGAAACGTGGAGATATCCAAGGCATGAGCTTTGGATTCTCAACCGTCAGAGATTCATGGTCATCCGATGGCAACGATCGCACACTCGAGGAAGTGCGGCTGCATGAAGTGTCCGTCGTGACCGGCGTACCGGCATACCCTCAGACCACAGCTTCTGTCCGGAATCTGCGCGTAATCGCTAAGCGCACTGACACGGACGCTGACCAGCTCGCCGAAGCGATCTCCGCGCTCGAGGCCGGAGACCTGACTGATTCTCAGGCAGACATCCTGAGGAAGGTAGTCGATCGTGCGGCCGGCGTCATCGAAGAGCCGCCAGCTGAGAGCACGACTCCGATCAGCCTTCTGATGAAGCAGCTCGACCTACTTGGAAAGACTCTCTAACCTGCTCAGGGCGTGACAGGTAAGCGGACGAATCTGAAGTAACACTTCAGAATTATCCGGACTCCGGTTCGATTCCGGACACGTCCACACTCGATCGCGTAGGAGCCTACGGATCGTGCCGCCAGCGGAGCCGCTGCGGATCCCTGTAACTAATCAACTATCTCCAAGGAGGAGACATGGAGTACCTGAAGCGCCAAATCGAGGCGCGTCAGCAGGCTTGGCATGCGGCTAAGGCTCTGCTCGACGGCGCGGCCGCGGAAGCTCGCGACCTGACCGGCGAAGAGCAGCAGTCCTACGATCGCATGATGGCCGACATCGATGAGCGTAGCCAGAAGATCGAAGATCTGCAGGCTGCGGAGAAGCGTGCCGCCGATATCGAGGCGTCACTGGTCACCGCTCCTGAGGTTCGTGAGGTTCGCGCTGCGCGTCCCGATAGCGATTCCGATATGTTGCGTAAGCTCGTATCGGGCGAGATCCGCTCGTACAACTTCGAGCGGCGCGACCTGAACACGACCGATGACTCTTCGATCGTGCCTCAGACGTTCTACAACGTCATCCAAGAGCGCTTGCAGCTGGTCGGGCCGATGCTCGACGGAAGCATCGTTACCTTGCTGAACACTGCATCCGGCGAAGATATCAAGGTTCCCGTGGAATCGACTCGGCCGCTCGCGACTGCCATCGCGGAAGGCACCGATATCACGGCGCTGGATCCGACCTTCGACAGCCTCACCCTGAAGAGCCAGAAGGTCGCAGTCCTCACGAAGATCTCTCGCGAGATCAGCGAAGACAGCGGCATCGATCTCGACGGCTATCTCGGACGTACCCTCGGTACTTCGATGGGCATCAAGATCAATAACCTTCTCACTGTCGGCACCGGCCAGTCAGTAGCGCCGAACGGCGTCGTGACGGCCGCCAGCTCCGCTGTCGCCGGCTCGACCGCCACGGGCACCTTCACTGCCGATAACCTGATCGATCTGGCTCACTCCGTGGACGGCGCTTACGCACGTCTCGGCGCTGGCTGGATGATGCGGCGCTCGACGATGGGCGCTGTCCGCAAGCTGAAGGACACTGCAGGCCAGTACCTGTTCGTGCCGGCAGCTACGGTCGGAGCTCCTGACTCGTTCATGGGCTTCCCGATCTACGAGAACCCGGACGTTCCGGCTATCGGTGCCGGTGGCACCGCTGTCCTCTTTGGATGGTTCGGTAGCTACCACGTTCGGCAAGTCGGCGGCATCGAGGTCGCTCGCTCCGAGGATGCGTACTTCGCTTCCGACGAGATCGGCCTTCGCCTGACTGCTCGCATCTGGGGCGATCTCGGCCAGAGCGAAGCTGTTCGAGCCTTCGTTGGCGGATCCTGATCCGGTAACGTCGTAAACTGGATGGCCGGCCGGAGGGCAGGCCGGCCGGCCATCCTTTACCCTGCCTAACCTGCCACCCTGCCAAGGAGGAAACCTGCCATGAATCGTGCTGAGCGCAGACGTCGTGCGCGTAACGGACAGCCGCCGATCGCTGGACTATGGGTATCTAATGCCGCATGGGCTCAGACCGGATACGGCACACAGACGAAGCAAGTCGTAAGCCGCATGATCGCGGACGGTCACTCGATCGCTGTCGCAGCTAACTATGGACTCGAAGCCACGATGAGCAAGTGGGAAGAGATCGAGCACTTCCCTCGAGGCTTCGATGCCTACTCTAATGACATCGTTCATCCGTACTTCGTGGACTGGTCCACACAGCATCCGGATCACCGGCACCGCGTCTTCACCCTGTATGACGTCTGGGTATTCCAGCATCCACGCTGGGATGAGATGCCGGTAGCTTCATGGGTGCCGATCGATCACATGCCGATCCCTGAGAAGGTCGGGAAGTTTCTGCAGAAGCCGAACGTCTTCCCGATCGCCATGAGCCAATTCGGAGCCGGTCTGCTCGAGCGTGCTGGTCTGGATCATGCGTATATTCCGCACGCGATCGAGACGGACATCTATAAGCCGACAGCTTCCGTGACCGATGATCTGGGCAGGAGCCGTACCGGCAGGCAGCTCATGGGAGACATTGATTCTCAGGCATTCGTCGTGGGAATCGTTAATGCCAATAAGGGAACGGCACCAGTCCGGAAAGCGTTCGACGCTCAGCTGCTGGCCTTCTCGATCTTCGCTGAGCGGCACGATGACGCTGTGCTCTACCTGCATACGGAGCGCTTCGGCGGTATGGGCGGTATCCCGCTGGATCCGCTGATCGAAGCGTGCGGCATTCCTCAGGAGAAGATCCGGTTCGTTAATCAGTATCAGAATCGGATCGGCATTCCGGCCGAAGTCATGGCCGCTCTTTATACCGGCATGATTGTCTCCTCGCTCCTACTCTGGGCGAGGGATTCGGGATCACAGTCATCGAGGCTGAAGCCTGTGAGACTCCCGTGATAGTTAATAACTTCTCCGCTCAGCCGGAGCTGGTCAGCGATGGGATCAGCGTTAAAGGGCAGCCGCTGTGGGATGCCAGTCAGAATGCTTGGTTCCAGCTTCCGCTAGTCGAAGACATCGTTCACGCGCTCGAGCTGATGTATGAACGCAAGGGCGAGCGGTCCACTGAGGCTCGCCGGCATGTCGTAGACAATTACGACGCGGACAAGGTTTACGCGGATCTCTGGCGGCCACTGCTTGAGGATCTTCCGTGAAGGTCGCATGGGTAACGCATCACGTCCCTCGAGACGTATCAGCTCGATGGCTGCTTCCGGGCGGAGTAGGTGGCGCAGAGCTGACCGATGCCGCTATGATGGAGCAGGCTCCGACGTCTGTATCGATCGACGTCATACAGCCGGACAGCTGGGAGCAAGCTCTTTACGCTGATCGAATCATCATCACCGGCACTGATCTTCTGACTGACGAAGCGATGCTTCGACTAGCGGAGAATTCGCCGATCGTCTGGGTGCATCACGCGCAAGCTCCCAGCCAAGCTCGCCAGCAGCTGTTCGCTCAGGCTAAGCCGTTCGTCACTATGAGCCGGTCTCACTCCGAGCTCGAGGAGAGCTGGTCTGGTGTCAGCTCGGAATGGTGCCACGGCCATATCGACCTGACAGAGATACCGAATCTCGAGAAGACTGAGGATGCTCTCTGGGCTGCCCGGAATCATCCTCAGAAGGGACTCCTCGCGGCTCGGCGCTGGGCTCGGGCACAAGGATTAAGTCTGACAGAATTAACCGGCGTAGAGCGCTCTCAGGTGCTCGAGGAGATGGCTGTCCATCGCTGGTTCGTGTTCTTGCCGCAGGGCTTCGACTCGTGTCCGCGGACTCTGATCGAGGCTCAAGCTGCCGGCTGCCAGATCCACACTAATTCTCAGGCCGGCCGGATCGATGACGGTCCGCTCGAGGAAGTCATGGCCGCTCAGGCTCCGAAGTTCTGGAGCTGGCTATGAGCGTCGGAATCGTGACCAGCTGCTACGGGCCGACCTACTACGGCTTTCTCGATCAGTGGTCACTAGCGATCCTCGATCTGAATAAGCATCCTGACTGGATCACGATCGTCCATGACGGAGTGCCGGAAGAGCTGCAGCGAATCCTGAACAGAAGGATCGATCCTGTATGGATCGAAGGTCAGACAGCTCACCGGCTGCATCCTCAGGTGAACGTGAACGAAGCTATCTCACGGACGTTCACGGACTGGATC